ACAGTCTCGGCATCAGTCCACACCGCATCCACGCCACTCGTTATGGAGGGTGGGATTGACATCGACAAAAAATATCACCTGATACGCCGAAGTCTAACTCCTACCACTGTTTTATGAAACTCCTTCCACCACGCGCTGGCGCGGCAGATGCCCGCTTCGATTTCCGATCCTCCGGCGGCTTTTCCATCTGATCCCACAGCGTTCTCCGGTCCTTGATCTGATACACGCGATTTAGCGCTGCATACGCATACACCAATTCGTCCAACGCTTCGTTCCGTGCGCTGCTCTTCTTCACCCACACACGCTCAGGGAAGCCATTCCTGAAGCGCATGATCTGCTTTTCCGCCGTCAGCTCTTGGAAGTAATCCGCGCCGACCGTTGGATAGAAATGCAGATACCCAGCACCAGGATCGTTGTGCTTCAGCCGTCCGAATAGCAGTGATTTCACCGTGTCCGAACCAACCGGGAACACCTGAGCGCCTTTCTTCAGCGTCTTGCCCTGCGCATTCAGGTCCACCTTGCTCGCTTTTCCGATCGGTGGCTTGTTTTTCTGCGCCATACCCTTGATCGCGATCACGCCCATGTTCTGGCGCTCTCTCGCGTACTGGTACACCTCCATCGTGTGGTGACCACCGGAGTCAATCGCAGTCACCATCGGCGTCAGCTTCCGATCACCGTCGCCTTCGTACGGCGCCTGCAGAATCTCATCCAACTGCTTCCACACATCCGGCCTGCTCGGGTCGCCATAGATCTTCACCCGATCGATCAGCCA